TAACATTTCCTGAAGATACTGAAAAGTCTGTAGCATTAAATGAAGCCAAACCTTTGTTTGTATCTGTAGCGTCTTCTCCAGTAATTGTTAAAGTATTTGAAGCAATTTCTGTAGTAATACCTTCACCATTTGCAATTATTAATGTTTCTCCAAGAGCAACAGCGTCTGAACTTGAGTCACTTCCTTGAATAGTAATTGTAGAATTACTTAAAGATGAGTTATCAATATTAGATAAAGTGTTACTTGAACCACTAATTGTTTTATTAGTTAGTGTGTCTGATGTAGCTCTTCCAACTAATGTATCTGAACTTGTAGGAAGTGTTAATGTTCCTGTATTTGAAATAGATGAAATAACAGGAGTAGTTAAAGTTTTGTTTGTTAATGTTTGTGAAGCATCAATTTCAACAAATGTTCCATCACTCAATGCACTATTAAATTCTGCAGCTGTACCTGTTAAAGTATTGCTTGAAAGATTAATAGTTTTATTTGATAAAGTTTTAGTGTTATCAGTTGATAGAATATCACTACCACCTAATGTAGCAGTTGTAGCTTCTAAATTTGCAACTAATGTACCAGTTGTAATTGTTAAATCACCAGATGTTGCACCAGTAAATGTACCAGTACCAACAACAAATTTGTCAGCACTTTCATCAAATCCGATAAATGCGTTATTACTATCTCCTCTTTCAATTACGATACCAGCGTCATTAGCAGGTGTTCCTGTTGTACCAGTTGCTAATTCTAATATTGAATCTGAAACAGTTGTGTTTGTTGTATTAACTGTTGTAGTAGTTCCATTTACAGTTAAGTTTCCTGTAACTGTTAAATTTCTACTTACGCTTAAATCTTGTCCGATAGTTACATCACTTGGTAAACCAATAGTTAATGTATCGCCTGATTGTGATGTTTCTATTTCGTTTGATGTACCTTGAATTGTTAAAGTGTCACCTAAGTCTATTGCTTGTGAACCTGAGTCTCCAGCAACTGTAATTGTTGAATTAATTAAAGACGCATTAGCAATGTTAGTTAGTGTGTTACTTGAACCACTAATAGTTTTATTTGTAAGAGCTTCAGTACCTGCTAACGTAGCAAAAGAACCGTCACTTAAAGCACTATTAAATTGAACAGTAGTACCAATTAAAGTACCTTCAGATAAATCCAACGTAATTGTATTAGAAGCACTATCAATTGTTTTATTTGATAACGTATCACTACTGTCAGCAAGTATATAAGATTGTAAATCAGATATGTCTGCCTCGACAATTGTAATTGTGTTATTAGCACTATCAATAGTTTTATTTGTAAGTGTTTCTGTTCCTGCTAATGTAGCAAAAGAACCATCACTTAAAGCACTATTAAATTCAGCAAGAGTACCTGTTACAGTATTATTTGTTAAACTTATAGATTTATTAGTTAACGTTTCTGTTCCTGCTAAAGAAGCAAATGAGCCATCTGATAAAGCAGAATTAAATTCAGATAAAGTACCAGTTAAAGTGCCTTCAGATAAATCTAAAGTAATTGTGTTATTAGCACTATCAATAGTTTTATTTGTAAGTGTTTCTGTTCCTGCTAATGAAGCAAAAGAACCATCTGATAAAGCAGAATTAAATTCTGCTAACGTGCCTGTTAATGTATTGTTTGTTAAACTGATTGACTTATTAGTTAAAGTGTCTGTAGTATCTTTTAATACTATTGTGCCTGTGGCGTCAGGTATGGTAACTGTTCTATCTGCTGTTGGATCAGCGACAGATAAAGTTAATTCATATTCATCAGCTGTAGCACCTTCAAAAACAATGTTGTTATCAAGTGTTAATGTTGTAAATGCACCAGGTTGACCACCACCAGATACGTCTGATAAGAAAGCAACTGTACCACTAGCATTTTGAAAAGTAATTGTTCTATCAGCAGTTGGGTCTGTAACTTCTAAAGTTGTTTCATAATCATTAACTGTAGAACCTTCAAATATAATTGTATTTGAAATAATAGGGTCAGTTAAAGTTTTGTTTGTTAAAGTTTGTGTAGTGCCAGAAAATAAAGTATCTAATTGTGATAATGTAACTCTACCTTCAGTTCCACCATCTGATAATAAAATTTGATCACTAGCCGCAAGTGTTGAACTTGTTAAATCAATAGCGTTATCAATGTTTACAATAGCTTCAACGTTACCAAATTCTAAAGCTGTACCAGCAGAGTTAACTTTTAAAACCTGACCTGTGCTACCAATAGATAAAGAGGCACCAAGACCTCCGTGTGATAGATCAATAAATTCACCTGATTGATATTCGGCAAGACCTGATACTTCAGATCCATTAAACGTTGCTCGTATTGGAGTTTTAGAACTCATTTATCTTATATTCCTTCCATTGTTGGCATATGACCTGGTCTAATTGTTTGTATTGATGTTCCATTTGCAGTTGTGAATGGTAAATAATATGATTGCACAACAACGTGATCTAAAAATCCATTAATTGTAGTCATATCTTTATTATTTACAAGAGCAAGAGTGGTTTCAGTACCATCTGTTTTTGTAAAAGGCACTCTTTTACCAACATTATGTTGAAAATCATTTTTCCATTCAGTACCATTATAATTTAAAATGTGACTAGGTTGTAAAGTTGTAAAATTTGTATCGGTTAAATCAACTAGTGAACCATTACCAGCAGCAGCCGCACCACCTATTTCTTTTATAACACCAGTGTCATTGATATAAAACTTTTGAGATGATGTATCAATTGCTACCTCTCCACTTACAAGATCACTTATAGTTGGAGTGCCAGTACCTCTTTTTAACTTTATAACAGTCGCCATCAATAATCCTTATTAATTGACGATTAGTAAGTTCCGCCGTCTAGGTCGCCGTACGTAATATTACTACCGTCTGATTGTAAAATTTTACCACTTGCACCAAGTATTAACTTATCAAGTGTGTTTGCACCACTAGCGTATAGAATATCACCAGTAGTATATGAACTTTGTCCAGTACCACCATACACTTCACCGATAACAGAACCATTCCAAGTACCTTGATTGATAGTTCCTAATGTTGTGATTGATGTTTGACCAGTATAAGTTGATTTAATTTGTAATGCGTCAGATGATATTTCAATTGTAGTGTCGTCAACAGCAACATCTAATTGATTACCAGTTTTTGTTAAAGCATCACCAGCACTTATTTGACCAGCACCAGAGAATTGAGCAAATGTAATACTTGTAGAACCAAATGTTGGTGTACCGTTATGTGTAGCAACGTAACCATTATCAGCATTTGTAGAACCTTGTTCAACAAAGAAGAAAGTACCACCAGTTAATTCTGAAGCTGTGTCAGCATCAGGAGCTCTTGATAATACATATGCAGTTGAACCATCTCCAACAGTTGTTACAGTATAGATACCGTTTTGAGTATCTGTTGATTGATCTTTAACTAATAATCTATCACCTTGACTTAAAGTAACACCGTCAATTGATATTGCACCATTTGAACCAGCTGTTAATGTTCCTGCACCATTATCATATGTAGCAGATAAATTTGCTGTTGTAGCAACTTTAACACTTTCTTTTACATCTAATCCGTTTGCAACACTATCAACATATGCTTTTGTAGCAGCGTCTTGTGCTGAAGATGGATCAGTAACGTTTGTAATTCTACTTGAATTAACATCAACTGAACCAGAACCTTTTGGATTTAATACTAAATCAATATTAGTATCACCACCAGTTGTAGCAATCTCTACACCATCACCAGTAGCAGCGTTAGTAACTTGTAATTCATTAACAGCACTTGCAGTTGTTTTTAATAGAATTAACTCATTACCATTTGCGTCAGCAAGATAACCAGCGTCAGCAAATTTAGGTGCTGTAAGTGTTTTATTTGATAGTGTTTCTGTTCCTGCTAATGTAGCAAAAGAACCGTCAGACAATGCACTATTAAATTCAGCAATTGTACCAGTTAAAGTACCTTCAGATAAATCTAATGTTAAAGTATTGTTTGCACTATCAATTATTTTGTTTTGTAAAGTTTGATTGCCTGTTAATGTAGCAACAGTACTGTCTATAGCTACTGTAATTGCATTACCTGTAGCAGACGTATCAATACCAGCACCACCAGAAACAGATAATGTTTCACTATCTAAATCAATAGCGATTGTTCCTGAATCTGTTGTTACATCTAAATCTTGTGCTGTTACTTGTGAGTCAACATAAGTTTTAATTGCTTTAGCAGAAGCAAGTGTATCATCACTTGCAGAAACAGAACTTAAATCTGTATCAACAACACCTGAAGCAAAATCAGCAACTTCTATATTAGATATAGAGTTACCAGTTCCATTTGCGTCAAATGTTTTATTTGTTAAAGTATGTGTTGATGAAGCTGTTAATACATCAGCGTGTGTACTAATTGTAACTGTATCACCAGAAACTGAAGTATCAATGTTTGTACCACCAGTAAATGTTAATGTGTCTGAACCTAATGCAACACCATCATCTGTACCACTATCAGCAGCAATATCTAATGTTGTTGATATTGAAGCAGTACCAGCCGCTGTTAAACGACCTTGTTGGTCAACAGTAAATGTTGGAATTTCAGTTGAAGAACCATAACTACCTGGAGTTACAGCAGTATCATCTAAATCTATTGTTATTTCATTATCTGTAATAGATGTAGTAATTCCTGTGTCACCAGTAAACGTTAAAGTTTGACCAGTAGTAAATGTGTCAGTACCACTATCACCAGCAATTGTAAATGAACCTGATGGAATAGCAGCAAAACTTAAATTACCAGAACCGTCAACTGTTAAAAATTGACCGTTTGAGTAAGTACCTGGAAGAGTATAAGTAACGTCTGCAGCTAATGAGTTGGGAGATTTAAGAGCTACAAAGTTTGCACCGTTATTAGTACCTTCGTTTAATTTTATTGTACCACCTGTAGTAGCATTATTACCAATAAACAATTCATCAATTGCTTTATTAGAATCTACTATTAAACCAGAAGACGCAGTTAGCGTTCCTGGTGTGTGGTCTAAAAGTTGTGTGTAATATCTTCCACCAATTTCAATTGCTGAATTAGATGAAGATGTTGGATCACCAATGAATAACCTATAACCATTACCACCAGCACCATTATCGGTTGCCGAAGTATCATAGACATAAGCTAGTTCCCCTTGGTTAAGGCCGCTGGGTGCATTAGCACCAGTGGTTCGTTTAATTTTGATTATTGTTGCCATTTAAAATCTCTCCCTATTTTTTAAAATGTGCCACCGTTTAATATTAAATTTCCACTTTCAGTTTTTATATCATTTCGACTTGTCCATTTTTTAGAAGTATTATCATATTGAAGCATTGCACCATCATTTAATGTTGATACATTAACATCACCTAGAGCATTAAGTCTAGTTGAAGCTGATGGAACAGTAACGGAAACGTTTCTCGGTCCCGAAGTATTATTATTAATTGTAGCTGTTATTCTGTCTGACATATTACCTTATTACTAGTAAGTTTATAATATTTATAATAATAAGGTAATGTAAAACTAGTTAATAACTACTTTTTTTCAGCTTCTTTTGATGTATCAATGCCCAATTCAGCGGCAATAATATCATCATAGTGTTTTTGTAAAATAGCAACTTTTTCTAACTCTAAAGACAACTTAACTCTAGTTGCTTGTAGGTCTTGTCTAATGATAATACTATTTAAAGTTTTTGTATTTAACTCACTTCTTTTATAGTCTTTACCATCAATTGTAAAAGTTTGTTCTTTATTCACATCTGTTTGTGTATTCAATTCACTACTCATTTTTTCTCCTATTATTAAACGTTTGGTTTAACGGTGATTAAACCTTCAATTATTTTTGTTACAGTACTGTCACTTGCCGTTATATCTAAATCATAAACATAACGTGCTGGTGCGTCTAAAGCTGCAGTTTGAGTTGCAGTTAAAGAAAGTGTTATAACACCTGTTGTTCTATCGGCATCAAAAGTTGTTGTAATAGTGGTTCTTGTTCTTGTTGAAGCATAACCTAAAGCCATCTTTGCACTTGCTGTATAATCAGTCAAGTCTAAAGGATTTCCATCATTACCTCTAACGGTAACTGCTGATGAAAACGTTGCTCCTTGGTCTATTACATAATTTGCTACTGCTGCCATAATACTATTTATACATATACTATTGACTTTTTTTTAAAAAGTGATATTATATAGTATGCATAAAATTTTAATAATTTTAACGTTTTTATTTAGTAATATATTATTTGCAGCTGAAAACGACTGTAAATGGACCAACGAAACTCCTTGTGTTATTATATCTAAATCAAACATAACAAATTCTAATAAAATTGGTGATAAAATTACACCGAGTATTTCTATAACAAAAAAGCAAATAGAAAAATACAATCTTATAGATTTAGCAAAAACTTTAAATTTTATTCAGAGCTTAGAAGTATCTCAATCAGGTCCTACAGGACAACAAGGATCAGTTTTTTTTAGAGGCACTAATTCAAATCACGTTTTAGTTTTATTAAACGGTATACCAATAAATGATTATTCTACACCAACAGGTGCATTTGATATTGGGCAAGATTTTACGTTCAATGTACAACAGATAGATGTTTACAAAGGATCATCTGGTGCTCATTGGGGTGCTGATGCCGTAGGAGGTGCAATTAATTTTAGAACAACTATTGATTATGAAAAAAAATTAAATATTTCAGGAAATCATAATGATAAAACAATTAGTGGAAATTATTATACTAATATAAATGACTTTGATATATCTCTATCAGCAGGACAACATCAATCAGAAAATATATCAGCACTCTCTGGTGCTAATGAAAAAGATGGAACAGAAAATAAATCACTTTCTATTAATGCAAGTAAATGGTATGATTTATTAAATTGGAGAACAAGTTTTTTTACAAGAAATACATTTACTGATTTAGATGGACATAATGTGCTTGTACAAAATGATAAATGGTCTAATAATACGTTTTATGCTTTTCAAACAGGACTAGATTATAAAAATAGCAGTTTAACTTTACATACACACCAATATGACAGGAACTATGATGACAATTATTATAAAAGTGAAAACTATACACTAAAGGCTACACAACAATATGAAAACTATGGTTTTGGATTTGATTATAAACACAATGAATCATTTAGTAGCCAACATCACAATTTAGGATATTTTTTTAATTTATCATACGATATATTTTCTTATCATCATAGATTTGATGAAGAACATGAAACCTATAAGTTAGGATTTTTCAAAGAGATACAAGACGGGTTAAGTATAAGTGGAAGTACATCTACAAGTTATAAAGATAAAACTACTTGGACAGCTATAGAATATGGTGAAACACAAGAATTAACTTTAACTAAAAATAATTTTTCAACAACAGTTTTTAAAAATGATGTAGGCAATTTAAATACGGACGGTATCGAATTTGCTTATAATCTAAATGATATTAAATTTTTTGCAAGTCATCTTAACAGTAAAACAAACGATACGGTAACATTAAGACGTCCTAATTGGTCACTAGGATTTATTCATAATTATGATTTTAAAAACAACTTTTCACTAACCACAAACTACAAATACAAAGGTGAACATTTAGATGTACATAATTCTAATTGGTCAACAATATCAATGCCTAAAACACATTTACTAGATTTAAATATAGGTTATGATTATTATGGAATAAAATTTGGTGTAAGTGTAACAAATCTTTTAAATGAAAACTATGAGTCACCTCACGGATTTAACCAAGAAGGTAGAAAATTAACTTTAGGATTTAACAAATCTTTTTAACTTTGAACAGCTATGTTATTATGTTTGTTTAGTTTATCTAAATCTTGTTGATAATGCTTTACTTTATCTAAAGCGTGTTGTTGAAACTGATAACCTAGGTCTTGTGCCAACTTCATCAATCTTTTAAATCTATCAAATCTAATTGAAAAATCTGAATTTTCGTTTTTCCAATGATAACCAAATTCTGAATTAAATAAATCTCTATGTTCAAAATCTAATGGTGTGTTTTGAAAAGTTATCATTATATGGTGAGAGATAGTAATTTTTTTAGCATACTTTTTATACTTTCTCAACATATCTAAAGTTTCTTCAAAGTCTTTTTCTGTTTCTGTAGGATAACCACATATAAGTAAAAACTTCATATCAATATTACGTTCACCTAAATTTGTAACAAAATATTCTATGTCGTCATTACTAAACTTTTTTTTCATATGATGTCTTACTTGTTCACTACCTGACTCTATACCCATTTCTAATACACCACAACCAGATTTAGATAAGTTATCAAAGTCTTGTTGAGAGAAAGTCTTTTTATCTCTAACAATAAATTGAGCGTCCCATTTTATTTTTTTCTCTCTATTTGCTAACTCGTGGCATAAATCTCTAAAATGTTTCATTGATCCATTAATTAAAGAATCAGAAAATACTATCTTATCAAAACCTGTAGCATTAGCAACTTGGTGCATATCATCAGCAATTTTTTTACCTGTCTTCCATCTATACTTTGGCCATATTGACATAACATCACAAAAGGTACACTTACGAACACATCCTCTACTACCAGATATAACTGCTCTATCATATTTGTGTTGATGTATTGTATCTGAATAATCAGGTGGTGGCAAACTTTCTATATCTTCCATTTGTACAGGATCTCTACCATTAATACCAGGAAAGTCTAAATCACCTTCTAAAAATGCTTTAAGAGCGTGTTCTTCACCTCTTATAAAATGTTTTCTTGGCCAATTCTTATCTACACCAGACCCACCAAACAATACGTTCTTATAAGGTTCAGCAAGTTTTAAAGCATCATCTTTTTGTAGAAAAGAAAAGACAGATATGCCTAACCATTTATATTCGTACTTTGCAATTTCTTTGTGTATGTTTTCTAAAGTATCTAATTGATTGCCATCTATGACTTTAACTTTATAACCAAAAGGTTCTAGGTAACCTTTTATAAATGCAGGACCTGGTGCAGGTTTACCTTTATCCATTCCTGGTAAAGATGTAATCACTAAATCATAAATCATTGCAATGCGCCTACAATATGAATCCTATCTATTTTTGAACAGTTTAAAGCTGTGTGATTTTTTGTAGTATCTACAACATATGCTGTACCATCAGCAGGTAAATGTATTCTATCTTCATCTATTAGTAAGAAACAATGAGGGTGTGTATAAACTGGTATGTGTAATCTTTTTGTTTTATCAGCGTGCCATAGATAACAACTTTTAGGCCTCATTTTCATTAATCGAGTTCTTACTAATTTATTTTGTTTTATAATATTATTAATATAAGGTATATCATCAAATAAAGGAATATTGTAAGTATGTTCTGTATGGTCTACATCATATCCTTTATCAGCACCTTCTTCAGGATCCATTTCTTTTGAGTAACCTTGTAGATACAATTGTTTTTCGTATTTTGGTAGTCTTTTCAGTTCTTTTTTAATGAGTTCTAAATCATATAACATACAGATATTTAGTCTATAAATATTGACGTAATTGAAAGGATATGTTATAATAGTATTATGAAAAATGTAAATATAGTATGTACAAGTAAACCTGGTGATGGCCTTTTAAGATATAGTTATGAACATTGTTGTTATCTTAATAATTTAGGCCTTGATATTAAAGCCAACTTAATAATTATACCAAACAAAAATCACACACAACAAGATTATATTGACGCTTTAACGGAACAATATACTAAAGTTGAAAACATAATTTTTGATTTTTATATAGCTAAACCTGAAGACATAACTTTAGTTATGGGTAGAAGTATGGTCACTTTAGCTCATTTAGACTATATTCAATATAGTGAAACACAAAAATTAACGTTACATCAATTATTCAATAATAAAATTATATCTGTATATTCTGAAAATCATCCCAAAGATTATGATTTAGCTTTTAAAAGATTTAATCCTAAAAAAATTATTGACTTATGTGATTTTGAAGTTTATCCAAATGGTGTAGGACATCAATTTGAAAAAATTATAAATTTTAGCATATATAAATCTTTTAAACACGATATAAAATATCAGTATTTATTTTTAGGAACAAATAAAACTTATTATGAAGCAGTTGAGGATGTTATTAGTAAAAACTGGCTTTTATATCAATCACATGGTATTATAACTTATCCAGACAAATATTTAAATCCAAAATATAATAATTTAAATGTGCCAGTAAAAAATCTATTAGGTTCGTTTGAAACATATGTTTATACAAAACCTAATTTTGATCCTGCACCACGTATTATACAAGAATGTAAATATTTTGGTAAAAAAGTGTTATATTTAAGAGATAAAGAAATACAAGATGGTGGTCCTGTTTATTGGAAAAGACCTGCAAATTGTTTAACTGATAAACGAAATGAAGATAAAATATCAAACTTGATAACCGCAATCTATAAAATGTAATGTATAATAACTCAAACTTTATAAACAAAATAAAACCACAATTATCATCTTTCTTCCACGAACAATTTTTTACAAGAGATGATGGAGAGAATCCTGGTATCAATGTTGATTTATCAGCTAGATGTGGATTAGAGTGTATGAGATGTCAAAGACAAACTTACTATAAAAATAATAAAGAAATACCTGGCCATGATTTAACAATAGAAGATTTTAAAAAAATAACTGATATGTTTAAAACAATAAATTTCTGTGGTCAATTATCTGATCCTGTACATAATGAATATTTTATTGATATATTAAGATTATGTAAAATGAAAAACGTAGGTGGTACTATACACAATGCTTCATCTTTAAAATCTAAAGAATGGTACATAGAAGCATTTAAAGCACATCCTGATATGAAATGGGTATTTGGTATAGATGGTCTGCCTAAAGATAGTTTTAAGTATAGAGTAAACCAAGACGGTGAAAAATTATTTGATATAATGATAGAAAGTAAAAAATATTTAAACACTACACCTTTTTGGCAATACATTATATTTTCTTATAATGAAAATGATATAGATGAAGCAAGAAAAATAGCACAAAATAATGGCGTTAACCTTAATCTTACTTATTCATCAAAATGGTTTTCTGAAGACGATCCTTTAATGCCTAAAAACAAAGATTATAGAATATGGTCTAACCAATATGGAGGCATAAATGAAGTTTAGACCTAAATGTATGAATACTACTACACAAATGGCTGTAGATAATAGAGGTAGATTATTACCTTGTTGTTATATTGATACACCTAAATGGATTGAATATCCTGAAATTAAAAAGTTATTAAATGTTAGTGACATAAGTAAAAATAAAAGTTTAAAAGATATAATAACTTCAGATGAATGGAAAGAGTTTTATAATACTTTAAAAGAAGGTGATTTAGACAAAATACCTGCAGTATGTAAACATCATTGTTTAGATGATGGTGAAGATAAAATAAAAATAGAAGAATGGTTTGATCCATCTGGTAATATGTTTGAAAGAAAAGGTAAATGAGCGATATATCATTTTATAGAAGATCAAAAAAAGGTATAAACATTGATATAAGTAATAGGTGTCCACTAGAGTGTATGAGATGTCAAAGACAGACCAACTTTACACTTGAAGGCAGAAAAGTTTATGGTCGGGATGCTACGATGGATGAAATTAAAAAGTTATCTGATTATTTTTCATCATTTAATTTCTGTGGTCAATTATCTGATCCTGTACATCATCCTAAATTTGTTGAAATATTAGAATATCTTTATAAAAAAGGAACACAAGTTACAGTACATAATGCCTCATCACAAAAGCCTAAAGACTGGTATATAAAAGCATTTAAAGCTCATCCTAAAGCAAAATGGATATTTGCAATAGATGGTCTGCCTGAAGAAAGTAATATGTATCGCATTAACCAAGATGGACAAAAGTTATATGAAATTATGTTAATGTCAAAAGAATATTTACAACAAACACCATCTTGGCAATTTATAGTGTTTAGTTATAACGAAAACAATTTAGAAAAGGCAAAACAAATGGCTGTAGAAAACGATTTAATGTTTATAGTTTTACATTCATCTCGTTGGATGGGAGAAGATGACCCATTAAGACCAAAAGAAAAAGAATTTAATTTAGGATATAAAGGATATATTAGACCTTATGAAAGATAAAAAAGATAAATTAGAAGGTAAATTTGTTGCCCAATGTATGAATGGTAAAATGCAAATGGCAATGAGTAATAGAGGCCATTTATTACCTTGTTGTTGGTGTGACCAAGAGTGGACATTAAACACACCTTTATTTCAAAAAATGTTAAAAGTAAGTAAAGTAAGTGAAGTAGAAAACATAGATGAGATAGTATTATCAGATGAATGGAGAGAATTTGAAAAAATAATGAAAGAAGGTGAGGCAGGCGACCATAGTAGAGTGCCTAAAAACTGTTTATATCATTGTCTAGTTAGACCAAATGATAATATAAAAATAGAACATCATTTAGACGAAAAAGGTAAATCAATAGTAAAAAATAAAGTATGAAAAAACTAATAGTAAGTGGTTGTAGTTGGGGAGATAAAAATTTTATGTCTTCATTTCATCCTGAAATGGATTGTGATTGGCCTAAATGGCCTGAAATACTGGCAGAAAAAGTTAATATGGAACCTATCAATCTTTGTAAATCTGGTGCAGGACAAGAATATATTTACAGTTCTATATCTGATTATTTACAAAAAATACCTAAAGATGAAATAGGTTATGTTATAGCTGCTTGGTCAACAGCTCCGAGACGTTGTTATCAAATAAAAAATAAATGGTCAAATGATAGGCAAGACATAAGAGGAGATTTATCTTATTGGACAAATAGAAGTATTAGATATCAGTATGCCTTTCAAAATCTTATGGAACAAGAAAAACTTCCTTACATACATTTTCAAATGATTAGTTTATATAGAGGCCTTGTGTGGGAAATAAACAAACGACAATATGAAAAAAACAACAGTAAAGATTTAAAATTAAATACTAATAATATAGTTTTAGGTTCTTTATATAAAAAATTAAAAAATGAAACACTTGAAACCCTAAAAAGCACAAAATACAAATTTAATGATAAACACCTTAATTGGCCAACTGATGAAGAATTAGGAGGATTTAGTATAGAGTTTGGTATATTAAATGAAAGTCATAAAATATCAGAATTAGATAGACACCCTAATGGAGCTGGTCAACAAAAAATAGCGGAGTACTTATATGACAGGTTGGGATAGAGATTATCTAGCAAACAAAGAAGAATATTTAAAACTTTTTGATAACGCAATGCAAAAAGAAAACGAAAGAAACATTGAATTTTTAGAAAAACATATTTTAAAAATTATTAATAGAAAATATGCTGTAACGTGTGCTAGTGGCACAGACGCTTTACGTTTTGCTTTAATGGCACTTAATTTAGGACCTGGTGATGAAATAATGACTACAAACTTTTCTTGGATATCTACAGCTTCTTGTATAACAATGGTAGGAGCAACACCTGTATTTTGTGATGTTGATTTAGAAACTTATCATATGTCAATTGATAGTATTAAACGTATGTATTCTGATAAAGTAAAAGCAATAGTTTATCCACATCTGTTTGGTAACATATCTGATATGACAGAAATACAAAACTTTTGTGAAGAAAAAAATATAAAACTAATAGAGGATGCTTGTCAGTCATTTGGTGCAAATAGAAATGGTCAGTATGCAGGAACATATGGTGACATTGCAACATTAAGTTTTAATGCAAATAAACCTGTTGCTGGGATTGCTGGTGGTGGTGCTGTTTTATTAGACAACAAAACTCAAGCAGACTTTGTTAGAAAATTAAGAAGACACGGTAACAATGAAGTATTAGGTTATAACTCTAAAATGTTAGCAATCAATGCTGAATTTATTAATTTTAGAATAGAAAAAATGCACGAATGGCAAGATAAAAGATTTAGAATAGCTAAAAGATATGATAACAATTTAAAAGATATAGTTACACTTCAAAAAATAGATGAAGGTGTTAATCATTGTTATCACAAATATGTTATTAGAGTTAAAAATAAAGAAATAAGAGAAATCTTAAAGAAAAGACTAGGTGCAGCTGTACACTATCCTAATCCTATATCGGAAAATGTAATGTATAATTCTATTATACATAGAAAAGATAGCTGCTTGAATAGTCAACAAATATGTGATACAATATTAACATTACCTATTCATCCATATTTAACAAATGATGAAATAGATAATACTTGTAATATAATTATGGCAACAGTATGAATGAAATAATAATTAGTCCGTCTTTTGAAACTTTTTGTTACTTTGATGATAACAATAATATGATTGACATAACAAATAAAATACCTTTTAGACTTTTACTGTTAATTAAAAAGATGAGATATATTTTTGGCGATAATGTAGTGCTTGATAAGTCTTTGATAACAGATGACATTGAGGATATCTATCATTATATAATAGAAAAAGCCTATGAAAGATCAGACTACATATTTGAAGAAATAAATTTTAAAGATAAAGCAAAAGAAAAATTGTTATCTGCTTTCAATAAATTCTTTTTTGAAAAGTTTAATAAATGAAAACATTAAAAGAAATACAAGAAAACTATTTAGCCATAGACTTTTTTATGTCTATGTCTTGTAATAAATCGTGTCACTACTGTACAAGTTATACTTTAGAAATGAGAAACTTGACAGTTGATATGGATTTCCTAAAACAAACACTAGACTATTTAAAAAATTATAAGATACGTGTTTGTCTTCTAGGTGGTGAGCCAGGCCTAATTAAAAATTTAGATGATGTAATTAACGAAGTAAAAAAATACCCTAACTTTGTATGTTCAGTATTGTCCAATTCATTTATAAGAAAAAGATATCCACACGTGTTAGAAGATCCAGAGATATTATATATTGAACACTCAACACTTGATTTTTATGAAGATAGAATTGAAAAACTAGGAAACTTTCCTTGGTTACCTGAAAATAATCTTAATAACTATAATCTGGTTGTTAAAACACCTAATTACTTTGAATACAAAGATAACTTTCCTGAAGATATGAAAGCTATAAATCATAAAAACACAATGTTTAAATCATTTAATGGTAGAACACCTAATAAAGATGATGTAACTAAAGTGCATACCCAAGCAGATGAAATAGATAGAAAAATGTGTGCAGCTTTTCCTATGGTACCTGTTATTAATTTTGAAACAAGAAAACTTGTACATTGTAGTAAAAAATTTGCTAACAATTTAATTCATTCAAAAGAGTTTGAGATTACACAAGACAATATAGATAAGATGATGAATTTTAGACTATTTAAATATGAAAATTATTGTAAAAATTGTATGGAATGGGTGCAACCTAAAGGACATTTTCCGGTATCAAAATATGCGAGTGTATTAAATGGTTAAAATCAATGCAGTAGCTTTAAATCTACACGATCATAATACTTATGACGGTGTATTTCATAATCAAAGAGAAAGACACACCAGATTTAAACATAATTTACCTTATCACGCTGAAGCATACAATCATCAATCAGACATATTAAATCCTGGTGATTATAGATTAAATGATGAATTTACTGAAAAATATTTTAAAAAACCTGATAATGGTATATTAGCATTTACTTATACTTTTGGAGGTATAAGAAAATCTAAAGAAGAACTACTAAAGACTATTTTAAAAGGCCATGATGAAATATTTAATTATAATCCTAAAACTTTGTGGGATAATTATTACAAAGACAGCATTTACTTTATAGACCATCATCAATCTCACGCAGCCTATGCCTTCTTAAATTCAGGTTTTTTAGAGTCAGATATACTTGCTATTGATGGAATAGGTTCTAAATTTAGATGTGTTTTTTTTGATAAAGATTATAATTTGATAGATTTATCAGAAAAAGTACCTATTGGTTGGTTATGGAATCATATGTCAAATCTTACAGGTTTTGGCACACTTGGTGCAAGTAAACTTATGGGTAAAGTTGGATATGGAAAGTATAGCGACTACTATTATAACACCTTTGAAATTATATTTGACGGCCCTATTACAGAAAGAAAACAAGAACATTTTAAAGAAATTGATATAGATAAACATGGAATTGATGATCTTGCATTTACCTTACAAAAATTTACTATTGATAAAATTAAAGAGTATGTATTACCACTAAAAACAACTAATAAATTATGTATTGCTGGTGGTGTCGCATATAATGGATATATGAATGAAATGTTTACTGAATATTATGATGATGTATTTGTACCACCTGCTGTAGGTGATGAAGGACAAGCTATAGGTGTTTATCAACACGCTGACTATATGTTAAATAAAAACATACATAAATCAAACTTATATGCTGGCAAAGAATACGAATTTACTGGTGATGAGAAAGTAGATTATAGAGAAGTAGCACAAGCAATTGCTGATGGTAAAATAGTAGGTTGGTTTCAAGGCAAATCAGAAAGTGGTAATCGTGCATTAGGTAATAGAAGTATTTTAGCAGACCCACGCAATCCTGACATTAAAGATATTATTAATAGTACAATTAAAATGAGAGAAGATTTTAGACCATTTGCACCTGCAGTATTAGAAGAACACTATAAAGAATATTTTGATACAAGATTGCCTAGTCCATATATGAGTAGAATATGTAAAGTTAAAACTGATAAAGTGCCTGGTATCACACACGTTGATGGTACGGCCAGAATACAAACAGTCAATAAAAACGATAATGAAAAGTTTTATAAATTATTATTAGAGTTTTGGTGCATTACAGGTATACCTATGTTATTAAATACAAGTTTTAACTGTCAGGAACCAATTGTTGAAACACCTAAACAAGCCATCAGAACTTTTAAAAGAACAGCACTAGACTTGTTAGTTATAGGAGATTATATAATAAGAAAATGATTGATAAGATAGATTTAAATTTATTTAAAAGAATTATACACGAAGGCAGACACAACGTTGATCTTTTAGACTCATATAGTATAAATCAATTTAGAGCAAAAGAAAGACTAATTAATCACGTTGAAAAATTAGGCATTGTAAACGAAAGTAGTGAGATAGTGATTATGGGTGGTTGGTATGGTAGTATATTTTTACCTGCGTTTAAATATGTAAAGAAGATTACCTTAATAGACTCAGATAAAGAAGTTATTAACCTGGCTACAAATAGATTATTCTATGATTATGACAATGTAGAATTTATATGTGATGATGTGTTTGAAACATTTAAAGAAAAACAATTTAAAAATGTTGACTTGTTTATTAATACTGCTTGTGAACATATGCGACCTATGAAAGAATGGGGACCGTTAGGACCTAGATCAAAACATTTTAATTCAAAGTTTGGTGTACCTGTTACACGTAAAGAAGCATGGTGGGATAGAGTTGCACCTACACACTTTGCGTTTCAATCTAATAATATGTTTCATATACCCACCCATATAAATTGTTGTGATACTATTGAAGAATTTAAAGAACAGCTGCCAAATAAAGAATTTAATGGCGTTGAATCTAAAGTGCTTGTAGAAGATAAAATTAAAGATGAGCGTGGCACAAGATTTTTATTAATAGGTGAGATGAGATGAAAAGAGTAATATTCAGTTTTTATATTGACATACCAAAAGAACAACTAGATATATTTGATAAGGATTTACTTATTATAAAAAATCAAAAGGCCAAACCTATAAACTACATAACTAAAGATGAACTGAAAAAACATTATATAAGACTTTTAGTGTCAAAAGAAGCATATGCTAAAAAACTAGGCTATGATTTTAAGTTGTTTGAGTATGATACAAATTGGATTTTGTTTGAAAATCAATTAAAAAATAAACATCCATATCTGACAACCTACAATATTGTTAATTTTTACAAATTACATTTATTATATGAACTGTCAAAACAATATGATGAAATTCTTTATTTAGATTTTGACGTTGTACCTATGCAAAACATAGACTTTTTTGAACATTGGGATTTATCAAAAGGTATTGCTGTGCTAAACAATAATGATAGAGTGTTAGTGCCAGAAAAGGTAAATGAAGCCTCAACTACGATAAGAAGTCCTACAGCAAAATTTTATAACGCTCAAGCAATGTTATTTGAAAAGGGATTAAGTACAAAAAATGATGTAATTAATACAGGTATAGTGGGTGCAAACGCTGAATACTTAAATAGATTAGCATATTTTAAAGACTTTGATAAAAACTTAAAACTAATGACAGATTTAACGAAAGAATCAGACTTACATCCACCTAAAATTACAAAGTTTTTTGGTTGGGATAATGAAACTTTATTTGCAGTAAAAATAAAAGAAAATGACGTACCTATTTTATGGTTGGATGATAAATGGCATTATTTTTTTTCAAATCAATATTACGTACCTAGTAAAACTATATTATGCCATACTATTAATAAAAAATTTGACGTAGTATGGAGAGCAATGGATGCTTAAAATCTGTACAGTATATTTTGATGGTTTCTATTCACCAGATTACATTACTAGATTACACGATAGTTTAAGAAAAAACTCAACAATAGATTTTCAATTTATATGTTTAAGTGATACAGATGTCAAAGCCGATTTAGTTTTACCTTACAATCATAATAGTAATATAGTAAAACATTGGCATAAACTAAAATTTTTTAGTCCACAATTTGCATATCAAAATCCAGGTGATGATATTATTATTATGGACATAGATCAAGTTATTGTTAATAACATAGACGATCTATTAAACTATCCAGTAGAACAAAATGAGCTAGTTACTTATGGTCAATGGTGGACAGATAGGTTAAAGTTTAATGGCGGATTCTATAAATTTAAGTCTGGCAGTTTAAGAAAAATATGGGATGACTTTGTACTTAATCCTGAGTTTTGGCAACTACATTATTATAATAAAGGTATTGTGCATAAGAAATATTATGGTGAACAAAACTATGTAAATAACAAAGTAAATGAACACAACTATAAATTAACTTTAACGCCAAGTGAATGGATTACAAAATACACAGATGATTATAAAGAAAATTTAAAGCTAAATAAAATGTATATGCAAAAGTTTAATACTGATTATATGATATTAGACAAAGAAGTAAACGACAAATTAAAAGTTATACACTTCACAGGTGTAGGAAGAAAAATAAATGAGAATTATTTGCTGTAGATTTGGTAATAAGTTTAATCAATGGCACGTTGACAACTTAAAACATATGATAGATAAATACTCTGGCCTAAAGTATGATAGTTTTGAAGTTATAGAAGATGATCTATATGGCAATTGGTTTAATAAGCTTCAAATGTATGACAGATTTAGAGATGATGAAAATCTATATTTTGATTTAGATTTAGTTATCTATGATAAACTTCCCAACCTTATAAGAAAAAACTTTACATTATTAGATGATACATGGTGGAGAGAACCTGCTCATACACCCTTAAACTCATCTATTGTATCTTGGACAGGTGATGTATCTTACATATGGGATAAATTTAAAAAAAATGATGAATTTTTTATTAGTACATATACTAGGGGTAGTGATGAATGGTATTATAAAAATATTGAATATGAAACATACGATAAAGTATGTCCATCAATTAAAGATTATACCTATCAACAACCACCTCAATTTAGTGTTTGTACATTAGGTCAAATGCACCATCTACAAGAAAAAGGATGGACAGGTTGGTATTCTAATTATTTTTTACCCATACATTGAAGAGCTGCTGAGATAATATCTAATTTATTTTTACCTTTTCTTAATTCTTTTTTAGCATCCTCATTTGTAGAATCTTTTATAGAGTCTAATTCAAATAAAGCAAGTTTTAAAGCAAAAACGTGATCGGCGTCATCCTGATCCTGAAATAAAGAAGTTACTAAAGTTGGATAAAATTTAGTATCAATTTTTTCACTATCCATAATAAGACCATCTTTTTGTGCAATTCTTATCACAGATTCTTCAAATAGTTTTCTTTCATTTTTATGTTTTTGATAAGTTGACTCGTGCAACTGTTCAAGGTCCATAAATTTTGATAAGGCTTTAAATTGTTCTCCATTTTCATCATATGGTATAATGGTAGTAAAAACTTTTTTCTTATCTTCAGTTGTTGTTTGCACTTCTATATTTTGTCGTTCATTGTCTATAAAATATGCAGTTAAAAAATTATCTTTTAAATATTCTTCAGTTATCATTTCGATTCTCCTTTATATAGTTATATAAGTCAATTTTTGGTGACCATCCAATTGTATTTAGTAGGGTATTATCAGCAAGGTTATCTAATCGTTCAAACGCATTTCCCACAACACGTTTACAATCAATTTTAAAATAATCCATCAACT